GTTCTGACGTGCTTGCCATTGACGCTGTTTGTCAGCCTCAGAGCCAGTAAACTGCAACTGCTGCCCTTGGCCATAAAGCTCAAGGTAAGGACTAGCAACTTGGCCAGGCAAAAGAGCACTGCCTGTTGCTTGAGTGTATCCTTGCTGCTGATAACCTTGTGCTGCTTGCCATGCTGCGTTTTGTGCATCCTGACGAGCTGAGCCTTGTTGCTCTGCCAGCTGTTTAGTAAGAGCAGCGTAAGCAGGTGAATTAGGATCTAGTCCACGCTCTACAAGGCTTTGCTGTAGTTGCTCGTTTTGTCGAGCAAACTGCTCTTGGTTCTTACGCTCAAACTGGCTGTAGATCGTGTCGTATGCTCGCTGCATACCCTGTTCAAACTGAGGCTCATACTGCTGCTGAAAGGTATTAGGATCGAAGCCTTGTGCGTAGTCTATGCCTTCTTGCACTAAACCCTGCATTCCGCTTTCAATGTTTTGCTGTGCGGTAGGAGCTGCTGGTCCTTGTGTGGTAGGAGTCGATGTCTTAGGAGCAAACGGATTCTGTTTGGCCGGAACAAAAGGCTTAGCTTGATTACCGAGCCGTTTGCCGTAACCATCAACTTTGTAACCTTCCTTGTCTACCCACTGACCATTAAACTGCCAGTTGCCTCGCTTAGAGGTTTTAGGTGTCTTAGGGTCCGTTGCCATAGCTCCACGGTTTTGTCTGTTTTGTGCTTGTGCCATAGTTATACCTGTCCACCCATATCGTATCGGACCTCGAATCCTAGTATCTGCATAGTTGAGTTCTTTAGTGAACCGCCAAATCGCACAGCGGCACAATGACCTTGACCCTTAGTGGCGTATCGGTCAAAGACGTATTCGACCTCTGCTGACCACGGCGGCGGCGTCACGGCAGGTACGGGAGTAAAGGGCGCTATTGGCAACGTTGTTCCAGGCGCAACACCCCAAGGACTGCCCCAAGGCGTAAATACTCCACTGGTTGTTGATACTGCCGTTACAGTTGGCGCTCGCCTAAAGTCAGTGTCCAACCCAATGTTTAGGGTTACGCCACGCTTTACTTTGAGGATTGGTCGAATATCCTTAAAGGCCTTGTAGTTTGACCGGCTGCCATAGAAGCTAAACGCTGACCGGCCACTATAGGCTATAGCTTGGCTATCAGTCGCCGTTACAGCATCGGCCTGACCTGTCTCACCCTTCCACACAATACCCGTTGCAGATGCGTAATACGGCTTCTGGTTGAAGAGACAACTACTGAAAGCGTGTTCATCGTTGTAGAGCTGAAACTGAGTCCAACCTTTTGTATCAATACTGTAAACTAAGAAACGGCAAGAGTTCCCTGTTGTAGGTATGCTGATATACACCCTGCGTCCTTGCGGCCAGAAGAAACCTGACCACTGATGATCAAACGGGGATATAGCAGCATATTCCGAGATAAGCGGGTTTACCTTGTAGCTAACGACTTGGACCGCTGCTTCAGGGTCTGACATAAACAACCCAGAAATCGGAACGATTCCCTGCTCAGTTATTACCCATACGTCATTGTTTATTCTGACAAACGCTCTATAGCCAAGAGGCCGTCCAATGTAATACCGAGCTACTAACGCCCAGGATGTAGGGTCGCCAGCGTAAGTGCCATTGTAGAAAACTATCTCGCCTTCACTGCTACACGCCCAGAAGTAGTCCTGGCTGGTCATGCTGGTGTTGGTGCTAAAGCTGCCAATGCCGACCAGGTACCCACCCTTAGTAAAGACGTATTGAAAGTCAAAGGATGTCAGGGCAGGAGAGCCAGCAGTTCCAGTTACCTGCAAACCGCCATACCAAACCTTAGCTGTGTTTTGCTCTACAAAGTATAATCGTTCTTTATAAGCAGTAACGTTAATTAGGTCAGCAGTTGTAACGCCAGTAAAGGTCACATCAATAACGTTGCCAGTGCCGGTATAGACCTTAGCGTTGTCTAGTCCGTTACACAGGTAAAGGTTATTACCATAAGTAATGGTTTGGAACTCACCGTCTGTAACGGTCGTAGCGCCCTTAATTGACGTAGACACACCGCCAGTCGTTATCTTGTAAATATTGCTGTCAGTGGCCGCTATAAGCTGCGTAGTGGCATCTTTAAGCTGTAGTGATGTCAGGGTCACAATAGGCGTAGCAGTACCTATATCGGCAAACTGCTCGTAGCCAAGACGAACGGTTGGAGCGTTTGCACCTGGAAACACATTAACGAGTTCCAGAGCAAACGTTGGCTCCATGTTGTCTATTGGACTTACTAAGTCCAAACCACCATAAGGAGGTGGCATTGTGAATCCCTGAAAGGCCATTACCTTCCTCGTCTAAGCAGTCCTGATATTGAGTTCGGCTGTTGCTGTTGTTCCTGTTGTCGTTGGCCGTAATTAAACAAAGCTTGAATGTTAGGAGTTTGCCCAGGCGGATAACGATACGCCAAGTCCTGAATTTGTTCCTGCCGCCCTTGCGAAGACCCATATCTCAAATCTTGCATTCGCATTGGTGCTTGTCCTTGCGGCGCACTAAGGTATCCAGATTGGATCTGCTGAGGATACGGAACAATTTGTTGATTCCCCATGCCCGAAGTTGGATATTGCTCCATATAAGAATTAGCCAAAGTTTCAGCAAGTTTTCCCGAGTCAACTTCTTGCTGCGACATTTCTTGTCCTGGTCGTGGGGCAGGTAGCATCCCAGCTTGTTGACCGGCAGCTTGTGCCACACCCTGCAAAGCGTTTTGAATAGGCGAACGCTTAGGAAGTGCCTGTCCTTTAGAGCCTACCAGCTTACCTTGGCTGTTGCGGTAAACACCAGGGGATAAACGGTCAAGGGACTGCTTGTTATTAGCGTTACCTTTGTCATCCATTCCAGGCTGCTTAGTTGGTCCTAAAAACTTTCCACGCCCTCTGTTAAGTCTATCTTTTTCAGACTGTGGCAAAGCAATACTAACGTTGCCAGGCTCTTTTCCCATTGCTGTTTTTCGTGCCATAAAACCTTACTTTTTCTTCGTGTTAAGTTCTAAACTTTCTCTAATCGACATGCTCTTTTTCTGACCTTCAGGCGTAGAAACCTGTGGGGTTTTCATTGGAGGTACGATTTGCCTGCCCTTTGGCATTTCAGGTAAAGCTATCCCAGCTTGCTTTGCAAAGTTAGATTTGCCAAGCATGGCGTTAATATTGGCAATCACATCCTCCTGGCTTTTAGCGTTTGATGTGGCTGCGTTTACAAGCATACCAGTGTACTGCTCAAGTTTAAGCTTGCCGTCAGCGCCTTGGTAGATGTTGCGTATCATAGGGTCAATTTGCTTAACCGCAAACTCAGCCAACGGATTAGTAAAGTCTACATCCCAAGCATTGCGAGTAGTTTTGCCGTCTGTGTTTTTGTATTTGGTTTTACCGTCCAAACCTACGTTAAATTGAGAACCGTCAGCCAACTGAACGTTGTATTTATCGTCAGCAACTCCTGATTCTTTTAACATTCCTCGAAAATCATCACGAAGAAGCTGAGAATCTGACTTGCCTGAAGTCATCATTCGACCCAAAGAAGGTTTTCCCATCCATCGCAAAACCAAATTTGGACCAACTCCTCCAATGGCATTAACACCCATGTTGGTCCAATCCTGCTTGTTGCCTCTTCCTCTGATAATGTCTTTCATCCCTCCTTCCCAAGTTTCTGAAAGACCAGCGATAATAGCCGCTGCTGGCAACCCAAAAGATGACAAACCTGCCATTGTAGAACCTGGGGCTGCTGTAGATGCTGCTTGCGGCGCTAATGTAACCGTCTTAGCTCCGAGAAGAGTTGGCGTAGCAGGAGCAGCGCCACCGCTAGAAAACAAGCTAGCAATAGCGGGAACCCCTTTTGTAGCAAGCAAAGTTCCACCAACCATGCCGCCGGTTTGTGCAAGCGATTGTTTCATTTGCTCATTGGCCAAATCTTTCTGCTGTTCCTCTGGACTCTTAGGTGCACCAAAACGCTCTTGTACCTGTTGCACAGCTTGCAACGGAGACATGCCCTGTGTTTGAAGCCAGAGGTAGTAAGCCTTCGGATCTTTTTGTGCTAATGCTGGTTCTTGTGCTGCCATACTAAATCCATGTTCCAAACACTGCTACGCCGTCACGAGCAAACAAATTAGGTCGTGTAGTGCCACCAGCAAATATCACTTTGCCAACTTGGTCACGACTAAATTCTTCATGAAGCTGAATATCAAAACGTGGCCTAACACCTTCCAGTCCGTGAATCTCAGCAAACCGTTCAAGGATACCTTGCTCAAGCAGTTTCTCGTTGAATATGCTTACGTCAGTGTCAGCAAGAAAAGTATTATAAGCACCGTTAAAATAGGTCCAATCAACACCGCCATCCGATACAGTGCCTGTAGTATGTGTAGGAACTGTAGCACCTGTCGTCCCTCCTGCTGTCGTCTGGTAGTAGTTGCCGTTGTTAAAGCAGTAAGAACCAGCGGCAAATGATGTTGCTGTTACCCACTGACGAGGACGCACACTTCTGTCGGCAATATACTCGAAAATAATAATATCGCCGTTGTAGTTAGCTCCTGGGGTTGGACTAATAAGGAGTTGGTTATTGCTGAGTCCCCGAATTTGGAATCGCTGATAAATGGTTGGGTTAAGTTGGAAACCTCTTATATCGGCGTAATCCTGCTCGCTCATTGGTCCTAAAATTCTCCAACGAGTCGATGAATTCCAAAAGGTTTCGTACTGGTACCATGAAAAGGCCGCTGGTAACTCGTACGTTGCCGTATTAGCTACCAGCGTGATTGACCCTGAAGCGTAACATTTAGGCCACGGGTAAGCCTCAAAGATGTCACGGTTAATACGATTTGCAATTGCTAAGAGCTGCTTTGTAGTCGTCTCATTAGACGTAAGGATGTTGGATTCAACCGTGTATCCAGCCTCATTTGCAACGTTCGTAATAACCGTGGCTATCGTCATACTTTCCTTGGTCTACCTCGTCGTGGACTTTCGTCCTGAGCCTCAATAATGCCTTCTTCTAGGGCTTCATCTGGAACAGATTGGATCACCCCCTTTCTATCGGCACGAAGGTCAATTCCTTCGTTGGCTTCTACACGTTGCATGAAAAGCTCAAGTTTATGCTCAAGCTGCTCACGACGATTTGTTTCCCGATCCAAAAGCTGCCGTAACTTCACGACCTCGTTCTGGTCGGACTTCGCTGCGTCTATCCAATCTTGTGCTAATTTGCTGAACTTAGACAAGGGTCCAAGTTTGCGTTTAATCTCATCGTTAGCCACAGCCAACTGCTCGACCGTTTTAAAGCCAAGGTACTGAAGCTCACGCATTGCAGAACCAGACATCATCGGCCATTCAGCCAACGGAGTTCCTTCAACTACAGGCTCGCTACCAGCCTTAAAACGAGCGTACAGCTCAGGGTAATCGTGGATGTCCTGTGGCTCAATCCGTCGAACTGTCTCGTCCATGCCAGGCCATTGGATTGAGATGGATGGGATCTCGTCAAAGATTGGACGACCCTCCGTCAATGACTTTTCACGGTTCTCGTTGTAAGCAAAAAAGAACTTAACGTTAGCGCCAGAGTATCGCTTCTTTGGCTGCGAGTTCCCCGACATGATGGACTGCCAATCAATCTGTGCCATATAATCTCCGTAGTATTACGCAAAAATGCGTAAATACCTTATAGCACTAACCTTCAATAACGACCAACGTGTTAATCGGCGACCCCGATGTTTGATACGCCGTAATTGCTCCGGCAGGTATAAACCCATTATCAAACCGAACTACGTTAGCCCCTGCGGTGCTTGGAAGAACGTAACAGAAGTTAGTTGACGTTGGAGTAATGCCGGTCAACGTAGCTCCGTTAAAACTAAGAGCTATATTGGCTGCCGAGTTGTTTTGAATCATTAAGAAGTTTCGAAACGGCTTTGCGGCTGCAACTGTCACGCTTGTAGCTGTTGCCATGGTTGGAGTTGTCGTTGTTGTGTTCCCAGCAAAACTTGTCATAAATTACCTAAAAAGTTGGGGGGATTGCTCCCCCCGTGTATTACACCGCTTTGGTGAACTTCAAGTAGAAGTATGATGTGCCGTTAGACACAACAACAAAGCAGTTAGTATCAGCGTCAGCATCTTTAACAACACCAACAAATCCACTTCCTACAGAGGCAGGAGTTCCGAACGAAGTCGTAAGCTCTGCTGCTGTTGGGGTGGTGTCGCCAACGTTGTTGATTGCTTGCTTAGTACGAATCCCAGCGGCTGTCGCCACTACCTGTCCGGTAGGAGTTACAGTGCCAGGAAACACGCCATCTGAACTTGCCGCAGCAAGCTCCGCTGGCATACCAAGTCCCATAAGGGTCGTTGCACTTGCCATAAATTCTCCCTAAAAAGGGGGGTTGTTACACCCCCCTATTGGTTAGTTCACCTTGAGGTGCCCAACAGAGCCAAGCTCTATAGCAGCAGCTCCAGTGGTAGCTGCAAGTCCAACAACGTAAGCGATCTTAGTTGTTGAAGCATCGTCAGCCACACCAGCAGTTGCAGTCGTATTAAGGTTAGCCTTAGCAACATAGCTTGCAGCCACTTTGCCTCGGATGCCCTTTCCAACTCCACCGCCGTTAAGTCCACCAACCCATACCCAAAGGTATTCGTCGTTAGCAGCAGCCACTTGAGCTACACCAACGAGAAGTCCCTGCGAGCCAGCGTTCGTAGTGGTAAGCATAGCGGCCTGGCCGTCCTGCTCAATCTTTACGAAAGCATACTGGTCGATAGCACCATCAGCTTGAACAAAAACAAACTCACCCTCTGGTGAACTTCCTACTGCTCTCAACGTTGCTGGCAACGAAAGATAAGGGGAAGTAGCACTAAGGCTCCAAGTTGTTTTGTAATTAACACCAAATGATCCACTTTGTGACATATTCTGTTTCTCCTATTCTTTAAGCGTAAATTACAGCCTGAAGTGCAGGAGCAGAGCAGCAGAGGTTTCCTTCAACGATGATAACCGTGAAGAAAGCATCCTGGTCAACCGGACGAGCCATTTCTGGAGCGAGCGGTTTGAAGTCTGCGCCACGAACCATGTCAAATGTCCAATACTTAGTATTGAGCAATCGGCATGAGTTAGTCTCAAGCACTGAAGAACCATATCCACCGTCGAATACGAAATCGCATCCGTCGTAGCTAAGAACACGGAATCCAGCTACAGCCTTCTTTGCAGGAAGCTGAATACGCTGAATAGCGGTCAATGAGCTGTGGAGGTACTTCCAAGCAGTACGGTCCATGAGTCCAAGGTCAGGCTGCTCGTCACCTCGTGTTACCTGCGAGATAGCGTCAGTGATTTGCTCCTGAACGTTGGAAGCTGAAAGCGTAACGTTGATTGCAAGGTTACGAGCCCAAAGGTTAGCACTACGGTCAATAGTTCCGTAGGTACCAGACGATGGGGATGTCGAAACTGCTTTCTTGATACCGTCGAACTCAAGTCCACCGGAACCTGTTCCATCGCCACGAAGCGAGGTAGATACGGTGTTCTTAAGACGGCTGATTGCAGCCTTCATCTTCATCTCAGCGAGGTCAAGGAGTTGAGCCTCATCACGGTTAGCACGACGCTCACGTCCAGCAATAGCTACAGGCTCATAAACCTGCTTAATTGCGAAACGGAAAGCGGTTGCATCGTCGATTGCTGAAAGGTCAAACGAGTCAAAACCGGAGTAGAATCCACCTACAGCCGCATCATTGTACATGATAGGCTTACGGAGTTCATATCCACCGGAAAATTTACGAATAAGACCCTGCTCATCAAGCGAAGCCAAAAGCGGGTTGTGGTGAAGAACCTCATCCGCAATAGCGTCCGATTGATCAAACAGGGTGGTTACGATTGCTTCTTCAAGATTAGCCATTGTAATCATCCCTTTAGTTTAAGGGACAACCGTCTTAGCTAATCTCCAGAAAGGCGACGCCGCAGGTTGTCCCGAATATCTTTCGTTACGATCCTGGGAGTTCCACTTCCTGCGGAGCCAGATATAGATTTAGAAGCTGCTTTTGCCTTTTGTGTGGCTACTTGCTGCTGCTGTATTACCGGCGCTGTCTGTAGCCTTTGAGCTAAAGAAGCAAACGTCGGATTGCCGTTTACAACGTAATTATAGGCGGTTTCTAGGATCTCGTCAGTCGAGCTATACCGTCCTGTAGTTGCTAAAGCCTGTACCACGGGGGCCATTTCTGCTTCTAACTGCGAAGCGGTTTCAGGGTCACGGAACAAAGGCTTACGGCTTGTAAAGGATTCTACAGCACGTTGATTCATGTACTCAACTGCCTTTTTCTCCTGTTCCTGCTGTATGCTCTTATAACGCTCCTCAGCGATTCTTTCGGCGTCCTGCCTTGTCAGGTATTCGGTTGGCTGTTGATACGCCTCCTGCTGCCCTACAAGGTCGTTAGGATTGAGTCCGTAAGCCTCAAGCCACTCGATAGCCGTCTGCACTGGGTTAGCTTGCATGGCTCTGTCCCAAGCCACTGAACGACGAGTAACGTCAGCAACGCTTATTCCATCCTTGGCATAATCGTTTTCGTATTCTTTAATTACATCGTAAACACGGGAGTTCTGCTCACGAAGTTGATTAACTTCCTGCATCTTTCGGTCGTACTGGGTCCGTGTTTCGTAAGCTCTACGATTTAGGTAGGACTGTAGGATATGAGCATTGTCAGTGTTTGGATTAAGAAAGGCATCCTTTTCAGCGGCGTTCATGTCAGCCGGAGGAGCCAAGGCAATACGCTCTTGAGTTTGCGGAACAGGCTGCTGAACTACAGCACTTTCTGTGGAGCGTTCGTTGTTGGGTTCCTCTACACTTTCTTCTTCTTTCAGGTTTTTAAACTGCTTACTGAGGCTTTGACGTATTGAAAGCTCTGCTGGCTCTCGGTCTACAACTACCTCTGTTGACTCAACATCAGGCGTATTATCTTCCATTTCTATACCTATCAATCATAGTCTCTTTAAGTTTACTTACGAGTTCTCGCTCCCGTGACCCGTTTTCACGGTCGCTCTGGTAGCCCTTGTCGTAAGCGTCTCCAACTTCTACAGCGCCAGCAGCTTTGTATGCTGCTCGCAGTTTGCTCTTACTTGTGTAAATCTCTTTTGGGTTTAGTGGGTTTCTAGTTGGTTCCATCTCGTCTTGAATGAACAAATCACGAGCGTTTGATTGTGCTCGCCTTTGAACTTCTTCGATTGGAACAACCTTTTTTTGAACGTGGCAGTATTGGAACAATTTGTATTTGTTACTCATCTTCTTCCATCGTAGCAAACAACAGCAGTATTTTTATACGTTTTTCTTTCTGTTTACGCTTTATTGTCGCTATTTCATCTTGAATGGTTTTTTGAATTGCTGCAACCATTTCAGCAATATCGGAGCGAACCTGCTCCGCATACGCCTTCATTAGCTGCTGTGCGTGGTCGAACGCTACGATTTCGACCTTCATCTCTTTTACCAGGTCGTCGAATATCTTTTGCTGCGACTGGCGTAGCGTTTCCTGTAAAGCAATGTCAGCAATGATTGCATCGATCTGCTGACCCGCTTCTATGCGTTTTACTATGCTTTGTTTAAGCTCTGCCTGCTTCTTGCGTTGCTTCTTTTGCTTTTGGCGAGATTTTAGAATAGCGGCTGCATACTGTTCTTCGTACAGCTCATCGAAGCTCTTCTTAAACCCGTCAGGGTCAAGCAGTTGAACCTGCAAGTAACTCTGAGGTGGTTTAAAGATTAAAAACATTACGCACTAGGCACGTCAGTTATTTCAATTGGCAGCTTTGTAATATCGTCCAACGCTGCGTCTGTAGCTGCTGCTGCCGCAAGCTCCTTGGCTTTGAGCGCATCCCTGTCAGCCTGGGTAGCTGCCATTGGCGCATACGACTTAACACGAGAGCGAATGAAGCCTGTCAGATACTCCTGCGCCACCTCTTCCTTAGTCAGCTCGCCTTCGGGGTCGTACTTGCCATAGTAGGCAAGAGCTTCAATAGCCGCAAGAATGTCAGCCTCTTCGCCTTCGTAGCGTATGTTAATTATCTTTCTTGGCATCTTCCTCTCCCTTGAGTTTTTCAATTTGCTGAACAAGGTTATTGATATGCTGCGTCAACTGCGCTTGCGCTGCCTTAGCTTTCTCAAGCTCTAAAAACGCACGTCCCATTTCTGCTTCTAAAAGTGTCTTCTGATCCATTATGCTAACCATCCATACGCTCTAAGTGCCGCTACAACTTGTCCGATTGTATAACCATCGTAGGTCGTATCGTCTGTTACTGTTGTTCCTGTTCCAAACGAAACGGTGGCGGGAGTGATAGCCGTAGTCACCTGAGTGCTTCCTGCTGAGGTAAATATTGCGATTGAACTATTTCCGTACGGCTGTAAAAGAAGTGTGCCGTAGCCGCCGATTCCGTCCGAGCCGCCTTGAATAAATACACTACCACCAGAACCTGTGCTTGAAAGTGCTGAGCCACCGCCAAGCAGAGATAGAGTTCCTCCAGTAGTATTTTGACTGTAGCCAGCCTCTATTGTTGTTGCGCCACCGGCACTCCCCACACCGGCGCTTATGTATGTCGATCCGCCTACACCATCCGTACTATTTCCTGCCAGAATAGTGACGCCGCCACCACTGCCTAAATAGTCGGAACCACCTGCTCCTATGCTGACATTACCGCCATTTGAGCCGCTTACTGGTGCAATTCCAAGATTGAAATCCCCTGTCTGAGAACCGTATCCAGTCGCTTCGATAAAAATATCAATCCCAGGATTATAAGACGTCCCGTAGCTAAAACCGGATATTAAATAGAGTTTTCCATCACCGTAAATTCCACCGCCTCCAGAATAGTTTCTCGCTTGGAATCTTGTGTATATGTCCTCGTCGCCATTGAATACCAGAAACCCACCTAAATCGCCTGCTGAGCTGCTAATTTGATATGCTGTTGCAATGTCGTATGAGCCTGACGGCAAACCAGCTGTTGGAGTCAAGAGTTGTCCAGTGCTGGTAAGTCTCCATTTCTGCGTACCTGCTGTGCTGACGCTAATACTATCAGCGCCTGAGTTGTAGAAACCTGTGTTCCCGTCAGCGCCAAATGATATTGACGGACCCGCAGCGGAACCAGCAGCTACATAACACGCACCTGATATAGCTAAACCGCCAGAGTTAAAAGTAGCTCTTGTAGAGCCGCCTGTAGCGATTGAAAGGTTATCTGCTGCCGAAACGTACAAACCTGTGTTTGTATCGTTGGCAAACGTAATCGCTGGATAAATAGCAGAGTTGTTACCGTGACCAACAATTTGACCGCTTGCTCGAATATCGCCTGTGACGTTGATTCCGTTTGTAATCAGGCCGCCGGAGCTTGCGTAGTTAATTACGCTAAAATTATCAAGCTGCCATGTGTTTGCAATATCGTCGGTTGCGTTTTGTCCAATAGTTCCCGCTGAGAGTCCACAGAGTCCGGCTGCACTAATACCTGTATCGGGAGTAATTTTTACGATGACGTCGTTAGCATACACTACAATGTTTTGGCCTACTGCTCTAACTCGCCAGACGGCTCCTACCGCCATACCTATCGATGTGGGTCCAAGGTTAGTCCACGTTCCTGCAACTTTTTTATACAAAATACAGTTTGCTTGCGTGTTTGAAAGCGTTAACAAATAGAAGTTATTGCTATTGACATACCTAAAAACGAGTCCGACAACATTGGGACCAGTAACAACAGCAGAAGCTGTAATCGAAACCTCAACGGCTGCGGCTGGTGCTACGTTGTTAGCGAGGTACAAACAGCCTACGTTAGCCAGTGTTGTTGTTGGCCTTACTGTCCCATTGTTAAAAACGCTATACGTTGCGCCGCCTGTGCTAAGAGCGAGCGACCAGTTACTACCTACGTTTGGAGTGTGCAGGTCCAGCAGCGTCGTCGATGCCTCGGTGAACGCATCCGAGAATACCGTTGGTCCGGTCGGAGGAATATAAGCGTTATCTGGCGCACGAACTGTCTGCAAGTTCTGTACGGTATCAAACGCTCCTGCAAGTGGATTGAAAACGTAACTATATCCCACTACGACCTCACAACGCTTGTCAGGTTATCTCCGGTGTAGCCAAGAGTAAGAGTAGCAACCGTCACACCTGCCAACTTATAAACCACACCAGTAAGATTAGTTCCTGTATAGCTCAACACAATCTCATCATGCGGCTGGTTAGCAATACCCGAAACAATCTCCTGATAGACGTTGCCACCTTGCACTACGGTAGCAACGGGGATATCAGGATTAACCGATGCTGCTGAGTTGGATACTGTTGTTGGCATTAGTCTTGATCCTCAATCTCAATACCTACAGGGTTTCCAGTTTCATCGGTAATGATCTTACCTTTGCGCTTACGAGACTTCTTCTTTTCACGCTCGATGATAACTGGCTTTTCGCTTTGGAACATGATTGATGATGACGGACTTCGCTCAATGGCATCCATCTGCAACCGCACACGCTCGATCTGCTGTTCTGAAGCTAACCGCCGCTCTTCCATGAGTTTCTCGGACTCGGACAAACGCATCCGCATTTGCTCAAGCTCAAGTTTTTGAATCTCAAGGATTTGAGCCATACGGTTAGTTTCCTGCTGTATGGCTTGCTTATTAGCGTCACTAGCTGACATTGCTTGAACTTTAAGCATATCAACCTGAACGGCGCTTTGTTTGACTTGTATCTCTTGCTGTTGCAAGCCAAGCTCTTGTTGCTTGTAATACTCGTCAGTTTGCTGCTTCTGTATGTCGAGCTGTGCTGAAAGCTGGTCACGCTGCATCTTGAGCTGTTGGTCTTGATAAGCGAGCTGATTCTTCGTCGCCTTATCCTGCATTTCCATCTGCATGACCTGGAGCTTAGCTTGTGACTCAACCTGAGCTATTTGGAGACGCCCTTGTACCTCAAGCGTTGTAGGGTCCGGCGGCGGCGGTTGCTTAGCAGCCTCTTCCTTAGCTTTCGCAATTTCTCCAACTTGCTGCATAGCTTTTGTGAAAATA